CGCCGTGGAACAGTGGTTGCGAGTAGGACATTAGAAGAGCATCGGCGGGTACGCCTTGATCAGATCGGCTTCAATAGTGGCTGGCAGGAAGTCATCCATGAAATCTCTAGTAACTGGGTACGGCTGATACCACCCCACCTTTTCGCATTGATTGATCTGCAGACCGGCAACAGTCACACCAGGCAAAAGGATCGGCTGTCCGGTCGGATTTGGGACCGGCATCTGCTCGATGTGGTAGTACGAGTCAAAGATCCAGGTATGGACGATGCGCCAGATCTCCCGGTCAAGCGATGCTGAGAACCCTTTGTAAAGCATCGTCCCCGCCGACGCATCCATAAACGTAACGCTGTTACGCTTGTTGATAGCTTCATAGAAAGTTTGGAAATCCGGATCATCTGGCGTCGTCGTACTAATCAGCGGCGTGCGGTCCCACTTGTACTCCAGCTGCCGGGTGATCTGCGGAAGTTCCTTCACGCGAGGCATTCCGTTCAGATCAATTTTTGTTCCGCCAATATCAGACGCTGGTGGCCATGCAGCAGCGCCATCTGCCGGCAGGGTCAAAGCTGATGTAGTAGTGGACCTACGGTACTCGGCGTATTGCCGGCCACTGACCGCCATCGTCTGCTTTGCGCCATAGCCCTGCTTAGCGGGGTCTACCGGAAGCATGGTGGAATACACCGCGGTCACTCGCCAGGTGTAGGGAACAGATACTTCGGGCACTGCGTTCACCGAACGGCAAACCATTGAGGCAATGAAGTTATTCATGGCTGCCGGTGTTGCGGTGTGAATTGCGGCTGCCGGGCGAGTCTGCACCATCGGCATCCCGGTCTGGGTCAGTACCAACCCGTCGCCCGGGTATGCCTGGCCAATAGTGTCCGGCTCCCAGTATGCCAAGTAGACCGCCGTCAGCGTGGTTTCATCGACGTTCTCGAAGTTCCACTGGCGGGAGTCTTTGATTTCGACCATTCCGTAGCCCATTACTGTGCCCCCGATTTCAGACTGCCAGCGATCTGCCGCAGATATTCTTCCGAGCCAGCCATGCCGCGTCCAGGTGTTGGTGCTTGGTATGCGTAGTTCTGAGCGTTCGATAGTTCATCGACTTGCCCGAGCAGTTGAGATCGAGTGTCCATAGCGCCTCGAATATCACCGCTGAATAGTTTCTCAATCCCAGAAAACCACGTCCCGCCCATCTCGAGCAACATATCGCTAGTGGCGCCCAAATTTGCACGCCCTCGACCAACCGCTCCCATTCCTGCGTTGATGCCGGCCGCATTGCGTTCAACGCGCGCCCCCGCACCCGCGGCAATATCTCCGGCAGCCTGGGAAGTCTGAATCGATCCAGGCGTGACGGCCGCGCCGATCTTGATATCCGCTTTCATCTTCTCAGCGTTCGCCAGGTTCTGCGCGCCCATCGCTGCGCCTGAATACTTGAGAGCCGCGCCGTTCAGTTCCGCCATACGGCGCTCGACGCCTTGGAACACTTGCGAGATCCCTTGGAACGCCATCTGCGTCATCTGTAGCGTTGCGGTGATCCCTGCTGCAGCCGCACCACTCCGGGCCGTCTTGTTCAGCTTGCCGAGTTCCGCGGTGGTCTTGGCGACGCCACGCGTGATACCACTGGTATCCATTTCCGCGTAGATCACCGATTTCATGCTCTTATCTGCCACGGTTCATGCCCTTCTTTCGCAACCAGGGAACCAATTCAGAAGGCCGCTTGTGAGTTAACGCGGACGCAATGATCGTCAGTAGGTATTCGCACCGTTCATCAGTGGTCAGTTCCTCCGCCAGTCCTGCGTCCATTTGCATCCTCATTTCGGGGCTTGCGTTTCGATAAAGCCGCTTGGTAGCGGCGTTGTAAAACGGGGACGGTTCACCTCGTCGATCAGCGCGCTTGCCACCTCATGATCAAGCGCGCCAACGTCCGCACCAGGGGCGAACAACGGCGAGCCATCCGGAAGCGTGAACAAGCGCGTCCACCAGAACTGCATGTCGCCGGCCAATGAAATATCCGCCAGGGTCGCACGCCGGACCACCACCGGCCCGATGCCGACAATCTCCACCGTGCGCGGAGCCGAGGAAATGACCTTAGACGGATCGAGGCTCACTGCTGCTCCCAGCTCAGTTCCCAGGTGCCGGCTCCGGTGCCGTCATCGCTGAACGATGCGGAAGTCACTTGGATGTTCCACGCTACCGGACTACCGGATACGTCCATGCTGTTCCAATACGCGAAGTTCCCCTGATCGGTGTACTTGAGTGTTAGGACGGCGTTGACGCTGTTTGCCAAGGAAGTCGGCATCAAGTGAGCCCGCAACAGGTCATCCGCAGTAGAAGTTTGACGGAACAACGTCAGTGATCCGGAAATCCGGGTGCGTCCGGGCGCGTACTTCTTGCGCCAGTCACCGATCGCCGTCACTTCGAGCGAGTCCTTCTCAATGTTGAGCGTGAAGCTCTTGACCTGCATAGTGATGCCGGCGGATGCCGTGAAGCCCGAGAAGAGGATGACGCCGCCGTAGCCTGAGATAAGAGCCATTAGTATGCCTTTGCAAGAATTGTCATTACGAGTGATACGACGCGCTCGGCGTCACTTTGTCCGTCGTCTGGAGTTTCCGTCCGCGCCGAAGCGTTCACGGCCACTAGCACCAGGATGATGTCGTCCGCAACGTTGTCGATGTTCCCTGTGAACACCGAGAGTAGGTCGTCCACTACTGTCCACGCTTGCAGTGCGGTATCCGCTACGCAATCGGCGGTCACTTGCATCGTGTAGTGCGGAATTACTTTGCCAGTCATCGCCACCTCGAAATCCACCTGGGTGACCTCGTAGACAATGCATGGCGTGGAGTTGCCGGCGCGGCGCAGTCCCACGGACACCTCGTACCCAGCGGATACCATGGTGGTGTAGAGCGTCTGTGCTGCGAGGCTGATAGACACTATTTACCCCCCAGCAATTTCTTGGCTTCCACTAGCACCTCGCGAGCCATCGCGTCGGTGATCCGTCCAATTGCCGAGCGAGCCCAGTTCAGCGCCCGACCACTGCCAGGTATGCGTCGCGAGCCACCGCGTGGCGCTCGGAAGTTTGGCGAGGTCCAGCGCCCTGTAGCGTCGCGGTCCTGGCGTTTTGACCAGGTATTGCCCTTGCCTGGTGACGGGTTCGCGGAGTTCGTGTACTTCTGTGATCCTTTGCCGCCATGCCTGTATCCCTGCTCGAGCAAATGGAACACGCCCTGCCGGCCCCGCGCAGCCTTGCCGCCCTTCTTGCCGTAGCGCACGCCCAGCTGCGCGATCAGTTTGGCTTCCGGGCCTGCCCCACCACGCTTGATCACGATGCCTACGGCGCTCGCCATTGCCTTCCGGTGGAGGTTCTTGCCGCGATAGGGTCCAGTGCCGACTACGCCGCGCAACTCCGTTACGAACGGACGTAGCGCCCTGCGGATGCCCGTGCGGCGCGCCTTCTCATTCAGTTCCGCGCTCAGCCGGCCAAGTGCTTGGGCTACCGTCGAGTTGTCGACCTGCAAGTGCATCTGCGTCGCGCCCGAATTGACCGCCGGCCGTCGGTACGGTCGCGCCATCACGGTCATATCGCGATCGTGTTGCCTCATTGCGTCACCTCGGTCGCGATCACTCGCAGTCGCTTCTTGCGCCCGCTGTCCGGATCCACCACGCTCGAGACGTTGTATGCCGTGCCGTTCAGGATCAGCCGGCTACGCGCATCGAGGATCGGGGACCAGGCTGTCTCAATGTCAAGGTCAGTCCGGATCGACACGCCGAGATCATCCACCACTTCCCGCTGCGTCGGCTTGATGATTCCGCGCACAGTGCCCACCGTCAACCACGCCAAATCAGCCTGCCCAAGGTCATCGACCGTCTGGGTAGACGTTTGCACGGTGAACACTTCGCGCCAGAATCCACAGCCGGCCATGGATCATCCGATCGATTGTGTTCCGTGCATCCGCCGAATGGTCTGGATGAACGGGTGAGGCTCCGGGGTTACGGCGTCATCGCCACGGAATGATTCGATATGCCCGACTTGGAGCCGAATGGCAAGCCATTCTTCGTCCGTGATGTCTTTCAATTCCTTGGCGGTCGCGGCCATCCACGCCGACAACGATGCAGTGAGCGCAGCCGAGATGGCCGGATCATCCTCATTGTGCGTGCGCTTTAACCAAGCGCGCACGTCCGCTAGACCAGGTTGGGTAGTGGGTATCGACATGGCACCTCGCTATTGCGGGGTGAGGTCGAAACCCCACCCCGCAACTGCTTGAGAGGATGATCAGGCGTTAGTGACTTGGCACTGCACGATGGCCTTCGCGCGGGTGAAGTTGCCGTTCATGAACATCGTGCCTTGGAACTTCACCTGGGCAGCAGCTGCCAGGCTCAGATCATCGCGCATGATGGTCGCTCCAGCCCACTCGCGAGCGCTGTAGCCTTCGTTGTGATTGCCGAGGCTGAGCACCACGTTCACGCCGCCAGATGCGCCGGCAGCAGTGTTGTGCGTCGGACCGGTGAATTCACTTACGTACACTGGCAACCCTAGCAATGTGAAGCCGGCACCGGCTTGGCCCGCGGCATCGGCTGATGGGACCATCACGGGAACTGAATTGATCGTCAAACCGGCGATCTTTGCGTACGCATCTTGGCCCATGAGCCACGACGAGGATCCCCAGTAACTCGCAGGGAGACTCGTGTATCGCATCGCAATGAGATTCGCCACAGTGCAACCGGCAGTCAGAGCGGCTGCACGAGTTGTGCTAGCACTTGTCACTGCGTTAATGGTGCAGCCAGCGTTGACGGTGAAAAGCCCAGTCGGCTGATTCTTTGTGGAACCGGCCGTACCGGTTGAACCACCACCAGATAGCAAGCCCCATTCACCATTGCGAACAAATTGGCGATTCAAATTATCGACGACTTCGGCTTCCAGATCGAAGTTGCTCTGCAAGAGCAGTTGCTTGGAAACGGTGGTGAATGGCAAGCACGCAGCCGGTGCAAGTGGAACTTCAGTGTAGACCGGATTGATTTCGGTGCTTGCTTGTGTGCCAACGTCGGAAACGGTCCACGCATTTGCGATCGTGTCAGTGCTGAACAGCGCGTTGTAGCGCAGCGTCTGGTAGCCCTGCACGCCGCTCTTGTAGTCCACCAACTGGCGGGCCACGGTGGCGATACTTGCGTAATGTGCCATAGCGTCGGTATACAGCTTCGGGATGAGGACCGAGTTGGTCGCAGGGTTCGCGGTGGTCATCGCTGCACGCTGTTCTGGCATACGGCCGCCGCGCAAGTAGCTCAGCCACTGGTCGCGGTATTCCGACGATGAGCGCCACTCTTCGCTTGCGTCGCGGCGGTCCATCGTGCGCTGGATCGGGGTCGCAGCCTCGCGGATGCCATCAGCGGCAGCCATCGCGGCGTTGCGGGCCTCGGTGATCTCTTCG